GTGCCCACAGAAGGCGCCCCGTCCATAGGAGTATGCGGGCGCGACCTTTTGCGGGCAGAGCCCGCCCAGGGGGAGCGCCTTCCCCCGGCCCCCCTCTCCCCCCTGACCCAAAAGCTGGCCAGCATGGTCCTACGCCGCTGGCTGCTGTTGCAACAGCTCCGGGTCCTTCCTACCCCCCGACTCTCGCGGGTTCTGTCGACTCCTAAGAATCGCGGGATTTTTTTGGAAATTTTCCGTGGGAATCCGGGAAGATTCTCCGGCGCTGTAGCGTCGGCGGCTCCCCGTCTCCACGCACGCCCTTTGACCGATAACAACGCCACCGAGGTGATCCAATGACCGACCAGGAAATGCTACAGCAGGTGCGGGAACGCATCGCCGAAGAACAGCAAGGCCAGCCCTCCAACGACGGCCCCAAGCTGGACAAGCATGGCCTCCCCATACCGAAGCCGGACTTTGTGGAACGCTGCCTCTATGCCAACGAGCTGGGCGACGGTCTCCTGTTCTCCTACCTTTTCAAGGGCCGCCATGCCTATGTTGGCCAGGCTGACGAGTGGATCTGGTGGTCCGGGCACCACTGGTCTGTGGATCTCATCGAGAAGGGACACCGGGCCCGGGCGGATGTGGAGCATGTGGCTCAGGCCTACTACACCACCGGGGCTCACTTTGACCGGCTGGCTAAGGATGCCGAGCGCGACGGCGACAAGGAGTCGGCTGGACGTCTCAAGGCCAAGGCCGAGAAGATGAAGGCCCGGGCTGCCCGCTTGCGAACGGAGACCGGGCGCAAGCGCTGTCTCGAATTTGCCAAGACCAACCTGGAGAGCCCGCTGGCCATCGCCGGTGATGAGATCGACCGAGACCCATGGTCGCTGCCCATGGCGAATGGCGTTGTGGACCTGCGCACGGGGGAGATACGCCCGGGCCGTCCGGACGACTGGCTGGTGAAAAGCAGCCCGGTGGAGTGGCAGGGCATCGATGCCCCTGCCCTCACTGGGAGCACTTCGTCACCGAGATCATGGGCGATGACCCGGAGATGGCGTCCTTCCTCCAGCGCGCCTTCGGCTATGGCGTCACCGGTCTGGCCCGCGAGCACATCTTCCTGGTGCTGTTTGGACGTGGGCGCAACGGAAAGAGCATCATGACCGAGGTAATCCAGACCGCTTTGGGCGGCAAACATGCGGCCACCACATTGGCCGGGCCGGTGCAATCCGAGATGCTGCTCGACCAGGGAAAGAACCGCAATGCCGCAGGCCCCAGCCCGGACATCATGTCCCTGCGCGGACTGCGCATGGCCTTTGCCTCAGAGACTGACGAAGGGCAAAGATTTTCATCCACGCGCGTAAAGTGGTTTTCTGGCGGCGATACCCTCATTGGTCGCTACCCGCACGATAAACGTAACATCTCGTTTGAGCCTACCCATCTGCTGGTGCTGCTGACCAACCACAAGCCTCATGCTCCGGCCAGCGACTTTGCCTTCTGGGAACGCCTGCTGCTGGTGGACTTCCCCCTGTCCTTTGTGGATCGCAAGCCGCAAAACGAGAACGAGCGCCCCATGGACAAGGGGCTGAAGGACCGCTTGCTGCAGGAGCTGCCGGGCATAGCGGCATGGCTGGTACGCGGCTGTCTGGAGTGGCAGCGCGTGGGCATCGCGCCTCCGGCCAAGGTGCGCGAGGCAACCTCGGAGTACCGGCGCGACGAGGATCTGCTGGCCGACTTCGTGGACGAATGCTGCGACCTGCAGCAGGAAGGCCAGCCCGAAATCCGGTCCAAGGCGTCAGACCTCTACGATGCCTTCTGCGCGTGGTTCAAGCGCAACGTGTCCGCCAAAAAGACCATTTCTCAGAAGGCCTTCGGCAAGATGATGCTGGAACGCTTCCAGCGCGAGCGGAAGGGGGGCACCTACTACTATTTTGGGGTGAGCGTCTCTCCGCACGCCCAGCTGGAGCTGGACCAGGAAGAGTAGCAGGACCATTGCAGGCCCATCGCGGGCGGCTTTTTTTGACCGTCCTTTACCTAACTGCTTGGCATCAAAGCATATTCTTCGACTGTAGGAGTATGTGACCTTTCGACTGCTATTTTTCCCTTTATGCGCGCCAGCGCTTTTTCATCATGAATTTACACCATCATGGTCCCATACTCCTGATTAAAAAAAACAGACTTAAAAAACAGCATGTTGAATGCCATGACCATGCAAGACCTTGGCAGGAGCTTGGTGATGATTGAACGCCTCATCCAGGATCGCGGCCTGAAGGCCGTCAAGGTGGCCGGGACCCACGGCGGCGAATGGGCTTGCCCCTGCCCAGCCTGTGGCGGGAAGGACCGCTTCCGCTTCTGGCCTGCCCAGGGCGAAGGCGGGACATGGTACTGCCGCCAGTGCGACAAGGGGGGCGACAGCATCCAGTTCCTGCGTGAGTTCGAGGGCCTGAGCTACACCGAAGCCTGCCGCCGTCTGGGCGTGGAGAGGACGGCGGCCCCCACCAGCATCATGCCCAGGGCCGACAAGGCGGAGCGCCCGTGGGAGCCTTCCCCCACGCCTGCCGATCCCGGCCCTGTCTGGCAGGAGCACGCCGCCAAACTGCTGGACTATGCCCATGCCCGGCTGCTGGCCGACGAGGACCGCATGATGTGGCTGGCCATGCGCGGGATCTTCCCCGATGCGGTGGAACGCTTCCGCCTGGGCTGGCTCCCTGGAGAGAACGGCAAGGACTGCTACCACCGGGATCGCGGCGCCTGGGGCCTGCCGCCGGAGACCAATGCCCGCGGCCGAAAGAAGTCCCTCTGGATACCCGCGGGGCTGGTGGTCCCCGCCCTGACCGAAGACGGCGCGGTGCGGCGCCTGCGCATCCGGCGCACGGATGAGGCCCGGGAACGCTTCGGGGCGGAGATGAAGTACGTGGTGGTGCCGGGCTCCAGCATGCGCCCGCTGCTGCTGCGGCCCGAGGCCCGGGCTTTCGTGGTGGTGGAGGCGGAGCTGGACGCCATGGCCTGCGTGGCGGCGGCCATGGACGCCGGGCTGGACGTGGGGGCCTTCGCTGCCGGGACCAACATGGGGCGTCCGGATGCGGCAGCCCATGCCGTGCTGCGCCGTGCCCTCTGCATCCTCGTGGCGCTGGACTTCGACCAGCCGGACGAGAAGGGACAGCGGGCCGGGGCCAAGGGCATGCCCTTCTGGGCAAGAACCTACCGCACGGCCCGCCGTTGGCCGGTCCCCAAGGGGAAAGACCCCGGGGATGCATTCCGGGAAGGCTGGAATCTGGCGGACTGGATACGCATTGGGCTGCCCCCTGTTTTCGCGCCTGCGCCCGTGCAGAAGGCACCAGCACCCCTCCCTGTGGCCCCTGCCCCGGAAAAAAAGCAGGCCCGTGAGACCATGGGCGCTGGACGGATGGACGACAAGGGGGGCGGGAAGAAAAAAGCGACGGCTGCCGGGGCATGGGGCGGTGTGGAGTGGCTGACCCACCCCATCGGCCCGCGCGACAGCCTCCAGGTACTGGCCCGGGCGGGGCTGGAGGCCCGGCCCACCAGTGACGGCGACTACGAGATCTACGGGCAGGAGCGATGGCCCCAGCGAGATCAGGCCCAGCTCATGGGCTGGCTGCGGCGCTTCGGCCAGTGGGTCTGGCAAGCGCTGTACGACAAGGAATTTCACATATCTATTTAAAATTATAAAAAAAAATTAAATTTTGATTTTACAAATTGTTTTTTTGACTAAAAGTAGTTAGTTAAGTAGAAAATAACTCTCATTAATAAAATGAGTCTTTGCACATGCCTACTGAAAATAATTGTGGAATCCATGCAACATGTAAAAAAAATTTTCATAGTATCATGACTGCTGGATTTTATAAAAGTCAAGATAACCGATATTTTGGCCCAGCAGTGTATTTCTATGATAAATCATTTAATGGTGAATATTATGCAGACTTGCATAGAAAAAAAATACTAACACATAAACATTGCGAAAAAAATGACCCTGGAATACTGATACAAGCTGACTTATCCTGCGACTCTGAATTTATACTTGATATAGCAGATGGCCCCTTATGCGCAGCATTAAATAAAATTGAAAAAGAGTACTGGAAAGAAGCTGATCAACTCGATTTAACTTACGAGCAAAAAAGAATACGGCTTAATAGAAGAAGGACTTATTTTATATATAATTTAATCCCAGATTTCATTAAAGAAATAGCAATAATTAAAGCAAAGCTTCCTTATAAACGTAAGTCATATGCACAAGGACTAATTGTATATGACACCAACTGCATAAAAAGCTTAAAGGAGATTGAATATGCATCCTGATAAGCTATTAATACTTCAGAAGAAGTTGGACGATTTTCTATCACTTCCTCCTGAAATAAAGCACTCGATAGATATAAATTCCAGCTATGATGGAATTTTTGATATACTAGATGAGCTTTCTGAAGTCGTTGAAAGCCATAATGTTGAAATCCATGACTATGATTATAGCGACATCGAAATTATCAAGCTATTATACAATATAGAGGACACTGATCAAACTTTCTATAATATAATTTCATACATAGATTATTACACAACAAAGCAGAGTTGCTATTCCAAAAAGGCTAACAACGCTCAAAATCTCATTGATATTAGCGAGGATTATGCATGGGCAGCGTAGTATCTCCCTTGGCATTTCTGTCATATAAGATAGATAACGTAACACTAGAGACCAAAACGACTTTAGGCGTCTTGACTAAAGAGTTCTCATCAAAAGATAATTGGAAATGTTCCGTTGCATTCAGAAAGCCTATGTACCTAGAACAAGAGAATATCTATATAGGAGGCATGAATGCGCGCTTTACTTGTGGAGAAAAAGATAGTCTTGACGTAAAAATAGAGGCAGGTATCTCTGGAGCTTTTCGACTAGAAGCAGGAATCCTCCCTCAAGAAACAGAAGAAAAGCTGGTAAAATATCAAATCCCAGCCCTGCTCTTCCCTTACCTAAGAGCGACAATTACCAGCCTTGCCGCAAATGCTGGATTAGGGTCTATTATTTTCCCTGTAATCAATATCCATGAACTTGCCAAAGAGCATCTAAAAGATTTGACTCTCGAAAAAATAAAAAACGAAAACAATTAAGGGAATGACAGTTTCTTGACAGAAATTGGATTATCGGCAAGACTGAAAGTCCCCAAATTACCAGAGGCGTCACCGTCGCCTTTGCCGTGCCCCACACGGTGAAAAGTGCGGTCTTTTTTGTTTTGCCATCTGCGCACCTGCTGGGTGTGGAGTACATATTGGCAAGGCGACGTCCGGTATCCGCGAGGACCGGCGGCTCTGGTAAGCCGGGGAGCGTCGCCTTGCCTTTTTTTGTACCCTAATCCCCAATTACCAGAGGTGCCCTATGACCACGTCCTACGATCTCAGCGAATTGCAAGCCCTGCTCCACACCCTGCCCGCCCGGCTGCGGCTGGTGGCCGACTATGTCTCCCGCGAAGACGCGCTGGAGCGCGAAGCCGCCGCTGAACTGCTGGATGAATGCGCCACGCGGCTGGAAGCCCAGCGCGACCGGCTCACCCTTTTCGGCGCTGCCTTGCAAGAGCTGCCAGAGTGTGCCTGCCGACCGGCCCCCATATCCCACGAGGCTCCCCGCCATATCTGAGTTCTCCGATTCATGGTCCTATGGTCCTGCGCCATGCTTTCTTCCTGACATCCCGGAAGGATGGGCCTTTTCCGCAGCCATGACCATCACAGGACCATCGCATGGATAGTCCTGAAAACAACCTGTTGACATCAAACGACTTTTTCGTGCTATTCTGGGTTCTCCGGCGCATGTCCGCGCACCGGAGAACCTCAAGGAGAACTGCTATGTCGAATCTCGTTTCTTTTGCTTTTGAGGACAGCCTCGTCCGCTCCCGCCTTGACGAAAACGGCGAGCCCTGGTTCGTGGCCAAGGACGTGGCCCTGGCACTGGGCTACCAGTGGAACGGTTTCAAAAACATCCAGCACATCCCCGATGAATGGAAGCTGGTGGAATCCGTTTCCACCAGCTTTGGAGAAAAGCAGACATGGTTCCTGTCCGAGCAGGGCCTCTATTTCTTCGTGGCCCGCAGCGACAAGCCCCGTGCCCTGCCCTTCCAGAAGTGGCTGGCCGGTGAAGTCCTGCCCGCCCTGCGCAAGAGCGGGCATTACGAAACGCCCGGCTACAGGGAACGCATGGAGCAGTACCGTACCGCTTCCTTCACCCAGCCCGAGGCCGCCCGCTACCTGCGTCCCGCCATGCGCGAACGTCTGCTCTCCAACGCCATCCAGACGGCCAAGATGTGCGGCAACACCGACCCCGCCTTCGTGGACGGCCTGTATGCCCGATACTGCGCCATGGTGGCCGGAAACGTGCAATCCCCTGCCGACCGCAACGCTTCGCCGGAAACGCCCCTGCATCGTGAAGAACAGGCGGCGATGGTCCATCGCTTCGTCAAGGAACGCTGCACCTTCGCCCGTGGCATGTCCAAGTCCGCCACGCGGCTCTATGTGGCCTTTCGCGAATGGTGGCAGGACCAGTCCGCGACGCCTCCGGCTTCGCAGCGCCTCTTTGGCATGATCGTCAAGGAGTATTTCCCGTCACGACGCCGGGGCGGCCATTTCTGGTACTATGACATGGCCCTCGTGGGCGAATAGTGCCTTTTTCGGGAGCATCACGGCCTGTGTCTGATGCCCCTGCCGACAGACGAAAGGGCCGGGGCTTCCCCGGCCCTTCCCTTTTTGGAGGTCCCATGCCGGAAAACGTATCACCTTCGCGCGTCTACAAAACGCAGCTGGATGCCGTGGCCTACCTGAAGGACGCGGGCTACAAGTGCAGCAAGAGCCAGTTCAACCGGGACGTGAAGGCCCGCAAGGTCCCCCGGACACCGGAAGGCTGGTTCGATGAGACTGCCCTGCTGGGCTATGCCAATGCCAATCTGACGCCAGCCGGTCAGGTGGCGGACCGGCAGCTGGCTGATGCCACCACCAGCCGCCTGTCGGCAGACGCGCAGCTCAAGCGCTACCAGGCGGAGCGGGCGCGCCTGAAGCTGGAGAAGGAGCAGGGCCTGCTCATGCCCCGGGCCGAACATGAGCGAGATCTGGGCGCCCGTGCCCTGTTCTTCAGGAACGAGGTGCGCAACTTCATCCACCTGCATGGCGCCACCCTGATCCACCTGGTGGGCGGCGATGAAGGCCGGCTGCGCGAGCTGGTGCAGTGGTGGATGGAGACCACGGAGATCTGGATGGATGCCTGGAGCGGCGAGAGGGAGTTTGTGGTCAACGAAGAAGACGACGGTGCGGATGCGGACGCGCCGGGTGAGGAGGATGCGTGAAGATCCGGTTTTGTGAGGCCGAACGCCGGGTATTTGCCCGGCGTGAACAACTGACCGTCTCGCAATGGGCCGGCAAGTACCTGATCGTGCAGGACGGCATCTACCGCGGCAGCCCGCTGCGGCTGGATGTATCGCCCTTCCTGCGCGGTCCCATGGACGCCTATTCGCGCCCCGGTGTGCGTGAGGTGGTGGTCTGCGGTTCCCTGCAGGTAGGCAAGACGCTGCTGCTCTATGCCTGCCTGGGATGGTCCATGGACTACCGTCCGGGCATCAAGATGCTGGCCATGCCCACCCGCGAGTCCCGCGACCGCGTGGTGGAGAAGAAGCTGCGGCCCATGCTCCAGGGCAGCCCCGTGCTGCGGCGCATGGTAGCCAAGTACCGGCGGGAGAACATCCTGCTCAAGGACGGCACCAGCATCGAGCTGGCCACGGCCGAATCCCCCAGCCAGCGCGCGTCCATCACCGTGCAGGATCTGTTCGTGGACGAAGAGGACCTCTACAGCCGCAGCGGGGACTCCTCCCCTCTGGAGGATTTCAAGGGCCGCACGCGCTCCTACGGCGACTTCGCCAAGATCATCCGGGCCTGCCAGCCCAAGGGGGACGAAAGCTCGTCCATCTGGACAGGCATCACCAGACAGGTGGACCAGCTCATGTGCTACGAGGTGGTCTGCCCTGCCTGCCGTCATCAGCACCTCATGGACGTGGACCGGATCGTGGTCCCCGACGGAGAGACGGATCCGCGCCTGATCCGCTCCCGCAAACTGGCGCGGTACCGCTGCCCGCATTGCCAGTACCTCTGGAGCGATCATGCCCGCGACCTGGCTGTGGCCTCCGGGCACTGGCGCCCCTACGTCTGGACCGGGGCGGCCTTCGAGCCCGGTCCGGACGTCCGCGATGCCCGCAGCATCGGTTTTCACCTGCCCGCGGTCCTGTCCCGTTTCGTCAGCCTCTCGGATCTGGCGGCCCGGCGCATCCTGGCCGGAAGCGATGACCCGGCCCAGCAGCGCCAGTACCACAATGACGACCTGGGCATGCCGTGGTCGCCGGTGGAACTCCAGACCGATGTGGACCGTCTGCTGGAGCTCCGTGATCCGCACCTGCCGCCGCGCACGGTGCCTCACGGCGCGGTGGCCCTGACCTGCGGCATCGACGTGCAAAAGCGCGGCTTCTGGTATCTGGTCCGGGCGTGGATGCCGACCATGGCCAGCTATGTCATCGACTACGGCTACCTGGGCAGCTGGGATGACGTCCAGGCCCTGGTCTTCGACACCTGCTACCCGGTGCAGGGGCCTGACGGCAGCGACGTGGGCGAGCGCATGCCCATCTGGCGGGCCTGTATCGACTCCGGCGGTACCGAGACCGAAGGCGTCTATACCCGCACGGAAGAAGTCTACATGTGGGTGCGGGCCAACGGCTGCGGCGTGGTCCATGCCTGCAAAGGCGCCAGCCGCCCGCAGGCCGCGCCGGTACGCTGGGTCGTCCGTGAGCGCATGCCGCACAATGGCCGCCCCATCCCCGGCGGCCTGCGGCTCTACCTCATCGACAGCGGCGCCTTCAAGACCACGGACATGGGCCGCATGCTCAACCAGGACAGCCGCCAGCCCCTGCGCTTCCATGCCGGGGCTGATGAAACGCTGGCTTCGCAGCTGTCGGCAGAGCGCATGGTGCGCAAGAACGGGAACCTTGTCTGGGTCCGGGAGCACAAGGACAACCACCTGCTGGACTGCCTTGTGCTGTCTGCCGCTGCAGCGGATGCGTCGTGGACGCCCAGCCTGCCGCACTACATACTGCAATTGCAGGTACAGGCCCGGATGCAGAGCGAAACACCGCGGCCCAGGGCAAAGAAACGCCCGCAGCCGGAAGCTGCGGGCCACAGATGGTAAGGGAGGGAACTATGGCTTTCACGACCACGGACGGACACACGTCCGGCGCTTCGGTCATGCGTGTGAAACAGGGACGGATGCTCTACGGCCTGCGCGAGATCGCGGCCGCCCTGCGCTGCTCGGAAAAAAGCGTGCTGCGCTATGTGGCACGGTACGGCCTGCCCGCAGGCAAGATCGGCGGCCGCTGGTGTGCCGACGAAGCCCGCCTGCGGGAATGGCTGGAACGTGGCGGGGGGTCACATCCGTTGTGACCACCTCGGTGAAGGGTCATATTCCGTTTAGCCCCCTCCGGCGGAGCAACGATTTTCTCCCGCCCCTTGACACCTCTCCCCGCTTCAGGCACCCTGAAATTCCCCCAAATTACACGAGGCGTCACCGTCGCCTTTGCCGTGCCCACACGGCGAAAAGTGCGGTCTTTTTTGTTTTGCCATCTGCGCACCTGCTGGGTGTGGAGTACATATTGGCAAGGCGACGTCCGGTATCCGTGAGGACCGGCGGCTCGTGTAAGCCGGGGAGCGTCACCTTGCCTTTTTTTGTACCCAAATCCCAAATTACACGAGGTGCCTTATGGCTCAACCTACCATTGCCCAGCTTGAAAGCCGTATCCATCAGCTTGAACAGGCTCTCCATCAGCAACTGACCCACCACGAACAACTTTGCCGCATCGTCCTGCATCTGCAGGAACGGCTCATTGTCCGCAACGATGCCGCTCTGGCCCAAGCCGCTCCCCTTTCCCCTTCGCAACGGCCGCAATAGCACGTTCTCCGTCTGATGGTCCTATGGTCCTGTCTGTCTTTTTCCGTCTGTCATGTCGGACAGATGGACGCATGCGGCGGGCAGGACCGTCACAGGACCATCGCGCCTATGGTCATGGCAATAATTTATTGACATTATTCATACTTTTTATGTTATTCTGGGGTATCCGGCAGCATATCCGCGCGCCGGGAAACCTCAAGGAGAACTGCTATGTCGAATCTCGTTTCCTTTGCTTTTGAGGACAACCTCGTCCGCTCGCGCCTTGACGAAAACGGCGAGCCCTGGTTCGTGGCCAAGGACGTGTGCCGTGTGTTAGAAATCGCAAACCACAGGGATGCCGTAGCCCAACTCGATGAGGATGAAAAGGATGGCGTCGGTATTTCCGACGCCATCGGCAGAGAGCAAGAGACGACCATCATTTCCGAGTCCGGCCTCTATGCTCTCGTTTTCCGCAGCCGCAAGCCGCAGGCCAGGGAGTTCAGCCGCTGGGTACGCAAGGAAGTCCTGCCCAGCCTGCGCCGCAAGGGCTATTATGAGATGCCCGGGCGCTCCGGCAGCCGGCCCGTGGACCTCAATCCGGCGGCCTTGCGCCTGCGCCCTGCCCTGCGGGAGCGCATCCTCGGCAGCGCCATGCAGTGCGCCCGCCTTATGGGCGCCTCCAGCATGGCCGAGGTGGAGAGCATCTTCTGCCGCTGCTGCGAGCTGGTGGCCAGCACGCCGGAGCAGCCCCTTCTGCCTGCGGACAAGGAAGCCGGGCTGATCCGGGACTTTATGCGGGAGTGCTGCCGGAACAGCAAGGGCGCCAAGACCACGGCCGGGGCCGTGTATGACCATTTCCGCGTCTGGTGGAACCAGCGCAGCAAGGAGCCCCTGCCCAGCCAGAAGCGCCTGGGCGCCCTGCTGCAGGAACGCTTCGTCCGTCACCGCCGTGGCGGCCGCATCTGGTATCTGGACTTGGCATGCATTATGTAAAAAGTATGTAATTTTTACATAATATTCTTGCCTTTTTTCCTCAAAAACGGCACTATCCAGATACGGAGGACACCGATGCTGTCCAGCAGAGAAATCATCAAGATGCTCAAAGAGGCTGGATGGGAACATGTGGCGACCCAAGGCGATCACTGGCACTTCAAACATCCTGACCGCCCCGGAAAAGTGACGGTTCCCCATCCCAACAAGGACCTGAAGATCAAGACCATCATCAGCATCGAGAAGCAGAGCGGTCTGAAGCTGCGGCGGGGCTAGGGCCCCGCCCGCCCTGCTCCCCTCCGAGGAGGTTTTATGTATTACGTGGCAACTCTTGACCCGCATGATGACGGCAGCGGCCGTTACGACGTGACCTTTGCCGACCTGCCCGGCTGCGTCACCCAGGGCACGGACCTTGAAGACGCCCTGCGTATGGCACAGGAGGCTGTCTCCCTGCATGTGGCCGGAATGATTGCCGATGGCGAGAAGCTCCCCGAACCTTCCACCTTGGCTGCCTGCAAGACGCATGATGAACAGGAAGCACGGGAAGAAGGTTATACCTTGTCTGAAGGTACATTGTGGCAGTATGTCTCTTTCGAACCGGCGGTAAAGGCTGTCAAAGCGGCCTCTGTGCGTCTCACTATCTCTCTCAGACCTTCCGTTATCGCTCATATCGACGCTGTTGCAGAAGAACTCGGCCTCAGCCGCTCCGGCGTCATCGCTGTTGCGACCCGTGAATACGGCGAACGCCTGCGCAGTGCATCCCGGTGATGACCGGCCCAAACCGGACAAAATAGGACAAAACCGGACAAAATCGGAAATCGTTTACATCTCTCGCCAGAATCTGCTAACTCCATGCAAAAGTATGAAAGATTTTTGCATGGAGTTTTTTTATGCCCGGATACTGGAGAGATCTCTACGAAAAGATGCGGGAGGACCTGCAGTCTCCTGCGTTCCGCCAGTTCGGCAGTTACTCCATCGCCGGTCGCAGTTTCTCCTATCGCAGCCTTGACGACTTCCGCTCCCTCCTGGACTGGGTCAAGCGCGAGGCGGACAAGGAAGACGGCATCGCGCCCTATCGGGCTCGGCGTGTGGCCCGGAACGGAGGGCGGGGATGATGCGTCCTGTCGGCAGGGCCGCCCGGCGGCCACCCCTCAGCTGCATCGGCAGGCAGGCCCGGCAGGCTCGCTCCGGCTACAGCGGAGCGGCCAGTCCGCGGGGCATCGGCAACTGGATGCCCGCCAACGCGGATTTCAACCAGCTGCTGGGCATGGACAGTGGACGCATGCGTGCCCGCGTGCGTGACCTCGTGCGCAACTTCCCGCCCTTCGCCCGCGCCGTCAATGCCATGGTGGCCTTCACCGTGGGGAGCGGCGCCCGCTTCCAGTCGCTGGCCACCCTGCCCGACGGGAGTCCGGACATACCAACCCGCAAGCGCATCGAGGATCGCTTCCGGGCCTGGATGGAGCATGCCGATGTGGCTGGCCGCCTGCACTTCTACGAGATCCAGCAGCTCTGCAAGCGGCAGGAGTGCGAGTGCGGCGAGTACCTGCTGCGCTTTGCCCGCCCGCGGGACAGGCGCCGCGGTCTGCTGGGCCTGCAGATCTACGAGCCGGAGAACCTGTCCAGCTGGCGCATCGAAGGCCAGGAGCCGGACAGCGATATCTGGCAGGGCATCGAGTACGACATCTGGACCGGTGAGCCCCTGGCCTATCATTTCCAGACCGTCTTCGGCTGGGAGCGCCAGCTGCGGACGTGGCGCGAGCCTGCCTTCAACGTGCTGCACGGTTTTCAGACCCTGCGTCCCGGCCAGCTGCGCGGCGTGACGCCTTTTGCTCCGGCCATCCTCATGGCCAGGGACATGGGCGACTACACCACGGCAGAGCTGGGCGCGGCAAAAATGGCCGCCAAGTGGCTGGCCTTCGTGAGCAGCGGCGATCCGCAGTTCTCCCAGCTCACCCGTACGCCGGGCGGCCTCTCCGGGGCGCTGCGCGAAGAGGTGGAGAGCCTCGAGGACATGACCGTCGAGTACCTCAATGACGGCGAGCAAGTAAACTTCGCGCCGCCCAGCCAGCGCCCGGGCGACAGCTTCGACCGTTTCGTGCGCCATACCTTGCGCATGGTCGCCATCTGCATGGACCTGCCCTACGAGATCCTTTCCGGCGACTACACGTCCATCAACTATTCCACCAGCAAGGCCAGCCGCAACGACTTTGCCATGTTCCTGGTGCCCCACCAGTTCCGGGCCGAGCAGCATCTCATCCGCCCCGTGTTCCGGCGCTGGCTGGACTGCGAGGCGCTGACCCAGGACTACCTGCCCGGCTACTGGCAGGACAAAAGCCGCTATCAGCGGGCCATGTGGATACCCGCGGGCATGCCCAGCGTGGACCCCCTGCGCGACGGCAAGGCGCAGATCGACGGCATCAACGCGGGCATCCTGTCTCCCCAGATGGTCATCCTTGGCGATGGTCGCGACCCCGAGGAAGTGGTGGAACAGCGCGCCGCCTGGGCCCGTCTCTGTGCCGCACACGGCATCGATGCCACCACCGGCGCCGTGAGTACCTCGCTGGCCAATAACCCCGCCAAGCTGGGCGCTGCCGAAAGCGCCGAAAAATAGGAGGCATCCCCATGTCGTTTGTCACCCGTGCCACCCCTCTGGGCGATGGGCGCCCGCTGACGCTGGACGAATCAGCCCGATCCGTGGAGGTGGTGGCCTCCACCCAGGCACCCGTCACCGTATTTGACTTTGAGGAATGGCAGCCCATCCGCGAGGTCCTGCTCATGAGCGGCTGCCAGATACCCGAGTCCGGTCGGGTGCCCCTGCTGGACTGCCACAGCCGCGAGCATGCCGGGGACATCGTGGGCAGCTTTGACCACATCCGTGTGGAAGACGGACCGCAGGGTCCGCAGCTGGTGGGCCGGGCCGTCTTCTCGGCCACCCCGGACGGCGAGGCCCCGTTCCGCAAGGTGGTGGAGGGGCATCTCACCGATGTGTCCGTGGGCTACGACGTGATCGCGTATCAGCGCATCCGGGCGGGCGAGGTGGCCGTCATCGAAGGGGTCACCTACGAAGGTCCGCTGCGTGTGACCACGCAGTGGCGCCTCCTGGAGCTGTCCTGTGTGCCCGTCGGCGCGGACAGTTTTGCCAAGATGCGTTCTGCCATCAACAACCTGCAACCTGCCCGGAAGGGCAAAAAGGAGAGAGTCATGTCCAAGGAATCCGGGCAGCATGAGCGCGGCAAGATCGCGGCCAGACTGCGCGCCCTGCTGGGGCTGCGTGAAGATCCTGAAGAACAACCTGCGCCTGAAGAAGAGCCCCGCCAGGCCGTGGTCACGGATGGCTCCGGGACCACGGTGGAGCCTGAACAGCTCGACGATGCCGAGCTGGATCAGCTGGTAGACGACCTGGGCGCCCTGCTGGACGAAGCCGAGGCCGAACAGGAGGGCCGTGAAGATCCCCAGCAGCCGGAAGATGCCCAGCGCGAGGGCGGTGATGACAAAAACGCCTGCCGCAGCGCCGTGCTGGCCAGGCTCATGGCCAGCCTTACCCCGGGGCAGCGTCAGCGTTTTGGCCAGCAGCTGGAGCGCCAGCGCATCCGCGGTATCCGGGAACTGGCCCGGAGCTTCCAGCTCTCCCCGGATCAGGAAGACAAACTGGTTTCCTCGGGCATGAGCCTTGGCCGTGCCCGCAAACAGGTGGAGGACATCGTGGCACAGCGCCAGAATTTCGGGCCCGGCTACCAGGTCGTGAGCGTGGGCCGCACTGAAAAGGAATCTTTCCGTGCTGCCGTGCAGGACAGCCTGCTGCTGCGCTGCGGCACCAAGCTGGAAAAGCCCGCTCCCGGTGCTGATGAACTGCAGGGCCTGACCCTGCGCGAGATCGCCCGCGAGATGGTGATCCGCTCCGGACAGCGTGCCGGTGGTGACATCCGCACCATCGTGGGCCGCGCCCTGACCACCACGGACATGCCCCAGCTGCTGGTGGAGACCAGCCGCCGCACGCTCATGGAGGCCTACGAGCAGGCCCCCGAGACCTGGCGCGACTGGTGCGAGACCGGCACGGCCACGGACTTCAAGGCGGGCAAGGCCCTGGGCCTGGAAGGCGACGTGGAGTTGAAGAAGATCCCCGAGTACGGCGAATACACCGACGGCCGTCTGGCTGAAAATGCCGAGGAATACCGCGTGGAGACCTTCGGCCGCAAGTTGGTGATCTCCCGTCAGGCCATCATCAACGACGATCTGGGCGCCCTTACCGACATGCCGCGAATGTACGGCGAAGCCTGCGCCGCTCTGGTGGGTGATGTGGCCTACGCAGCCCTGATCGATGCGGCCCTCAAGATGGGGGACGGCAAGCCCCTGTTCGACAGCGCCCACCACAACCTGTTCACCGGCAAGGGCGGCGCGCCCACGGTCGAGAATCTGGGTGCTGTGGTCACCGGCATGGAACTGCAGCAGGACAGCTTCGGCAGGGTGGTCACCATCCAGCCCCGCTTCTTCATCGCGCCCATCGCCCTCAAGACCACCTGCGAGTCGTTCTTCAATACGCAGATCACCGGCGGGCCGGTGGTGGGCACGCAGGCACAGCCGCTGGTCCATAATCCCTATGGCGGTGAATTCTTCCGGCGCATCTATGACCGTCGTCTGGATCTGGATGCGGCGACCACATGGTATCTGGCCGCGGCCAGATCCACGGTCAAGGTCTTCTTCTTGGGCGGCGTGCAGGCTCCCTACATCGAGAGCCGCGACAATTTTGACACCGATGGCTTCGAGACCAAGGTCCGCATGGACGTGGGCGCCAAGGCCCTGCGCTGGATCACTCTCGCCAAGGCCACGGCATAGCAAAGGAGGACAACATGCAAAACTCCCGTTCCATGGGCCGCTGTATCCACCATACTCCCAGCAAGGCCGTGCTGGGCGGTGAGCTGGTCGTGCTCACCGGCATGGTGGCCGTGGCCAGTACCGATATCCCGGCGAATGTCGAGGGGGCCTGCGAAGTGGAGGGCGTCTTTGCCCTGCCCAAAAAGGCCGGCGAGACCCCCAAACAGGGCGCCCCCCTGTACCTGGCCAGTGACAACACGCTGACCACGACGTCCGGGACGCAGTTCGTGGGCACGGCCTGGGCCGATGCCCAGGCCAATGACGCCACTGTGCTCTGCCGCATCAATTTTGGCTACGGCGTGGCCGCTGCGGCTGCCGCTGCTGCCGCCGCAGCCGAACAGGGCAGCTAACCCACCACCCCTCCTCGCACCGGGTCGCGTGCCTCCGGGGACGCGACCCTCACAGGAGTCCTTATGGATCAATCACGCCTGATAGACCTGGCCTTCGATTTCTGCATGCGAGCGGAAGGCAACGCCACCTACACCGATGACCCCGACGACGCGGGGGGGCCCACCAAATTTGGTCTGGCCCTCAACTACAACCGGGATGTCCTGCCGGACAAAAATGGGGATGGTTACATCAATGCCGCCGATGTGCGTCTCCTGGAACGCGAGGACGCCCGCCAGGTATGGGAGCGCGTCTACTGGCGCGGCAATGGCTGCCACCTGCTGCCCGATGCGCTGGCCTTCATCTATGCGGACATGGTCTTCAACCCCGGCCCGGGGGCGGCCCCGAAGCTGCTGCAGCAGGCGCTGCGAGGGCTGGGCTGTTCCGTGGCCGTGGACGGCATCATCGGCGCCGAGACCAGGGAGGCCATCGGTCGCTGTGATCCCGGCGAGCTGCTGGTGGAGCTGACTGCGCAACGCCTGCGCTACTACGGCACACGCTCCAGGTATCCCAAGTACGGGCTGGGCTGGGATCGCCGGTCCGTATGGTGCCTGCGTACAGCGCTGGGCATCTGGTCGGGAGAGATCCAGTGAGCCCGCTGCAGACCATGGGGCTGGTCGGCGCCCTGCTGGCAGCAGGGCTTGCCGTCTACTACCTGGGAGTGGCCCGGGAAGAGGCCGAACAACTGCGGGAGTCCCTGCATATAGGTACGACCCAGACCAGGGCCACGGAAAGCGCCCTGTCCGAGCTGGAAAAATCCCGCCGGGAGGCGGCTGAAAAGGAGCGGGAATATGCCCGTGCTGCAAAGGCTGCTGCTGATCTGCCTCTTGAGCAGCGTTTTGGCGAGTATGACCGCCTGTTCGACGCCATCGAGGCTGGTCGTGGCGAGCCCGCCCCCTGAGTTGCTGGAAGATTGTCCGCCCCCGGCCATCTCCCGGGAGGTATTGCCCGCCATTGCCGCGGGCCGGGCGGATGACGCCGGGCGGGCCTATGTCGATTATGTGCTGACCGTAGAGGCGGCGTGGAACGCCTGCCGTGATCGTCAACGTGCGCTGCGTGCCTATGTGCGCCGCATGGAGGCCCTGCATGATCCGTCCTGATCCCGATGATGATACCAGGCGCGACCGGATGCCCCGTGGCTGGCAGGATGACCGCTGGAGCCGTGACGGCTGCGGCTGGGATGGCCGGCAGGCGAGCGGCTGGAATGGGCGACCGCGCCCCCGGATGCGCCTGCCCCGGCCGCTGCGTATCGCGCTGCTGGCGATCCTGTGTCTGTTCGCGCTGCTGGCCGCTGTCGATCTGGCCCTGACCATCATTGATCCCGACAGGCCCATGCATGTGGCCCAGCTCATCCTGGGGCCGCTCCTGCGTCTGTCCGGCCTGTTTACCTTGGGGATGTGATATGGCCGCACCTCTGACCTATGCGGAAGTTTCTGCCGCCATGGGGGCCCTCCTGATGCTTTTTGTCGGCCTGAGCCTGCGCGAGCTCATCGCACTGATGCGCCAGATCCTGACCCGTCAGCGTGAATGTCCCACACTCTATGCGGACCGCGAGCGAAACGACAAGGCCCACAAGGAATTTTACGACGGCATGGAGGATCTCAACGTGCGCGTGACCCTGCTGGAAAAGGAACATAGACCGCGCTGTGACGGAGAAGACTGATGACGGAACAGGAATTTTTCGATGCCTGCGGCCACAAGGGCTTCAGCGAGCTCCAGACGGAGGACGGCAAGACCCTGCGGGTGCTGGCCTACCATATCGGCCAGCAGGATGCCCGCCTGCGGGTGCGCATCTCGTACAGTACCACGGAGCTCGGGCGACGTCTGCGTGGCCAGGAACGGGTGACCCTCTGGGGCAGCAACTGGCGCGTAGTCCGTGGTCATGCCCAGGAGCGGGCCGAGGTCATGCAGGCCATGCTGGAGAGCGAGATCAGCTATGCCTGAGATGCTCTACCGCGTCGATGCTGACTGGGAAGACTGGCTGTCTGAAATCTGGGATGAGGTAGACAGTATTATTTCTGAGTCAAGGCTCAAATGGGCAGTTGTCGACGCCACAAATGATACGCTGAAACACATGCGTAGCTTCCTTTCACGAGAGATACGCGCAACGTATTACGTAAAAAAAGCTGATCTTGATGCGGCGATACATATTAAAGAAGCCCGTCAAAGACGCGGAAATATCTTTGGAAGTTTAAGCTTTCGTTACCGACAATCTCTGCCTCTATCAAAGTTCGGAGCAAAGCAGCGTAAGACTTTTGTCTCTGTCAGAGTCCTGAAAGCGAATCGCACCCGACGGATCCAGCCCGGTGGCGACAAAAAAATCATAGCTACAAGCAAAGGCCGGGCCGCTGTCTGGATGGCTAAAGGACATGTGATGGCTCGTGTGGAAGATCGGAAAAAGCCGCTGGTCTTGTACGGCCCCAGCTTCATGGCCTTTTTCCGTTCCCCGGAAAATATGGCCGCCATTGCCCGGGAAGAAAATGAATGGATGCTCAAGCGCCTGCGCCATCATGTGCAGCGACAAGCGGAAACATACTATGGCTGATACGCATCAACTCACAGACTTTGAAAAAGTACTGGACCGCGACATGGAGCTGGTCTTCCAGGCCCCTCTGGGCGCCGGGATCAGCGTGACCCTGGTGACCGAGGACGGCAGCACCCACGAGCTGCGGGCCATGTTCGCCACCCCGGGAGCAGAGCCGCTCTCCGGCGTTGCCAGTGCACCGGTGGTCAGCGTGGCTCCCACCCTGCACGTGCCCCTGCGCGATGTGCAGGCGGCGCTGGGGCGTCCCCTCTCCACCCGGGACCGCGTCATCGTGCGCGGCCGTACCTACCGTGTCCTGAATCCGCAGGACGACGGTTACGGCCTGATGGAGTGCAGGCTGCTGGAGGCCGCCCATGTCTGATGTCCTGTTCGCCTGGGGCGGCGTCCATCCCCGCACGCTCATCCGCCGGGCCGTCTGTCAGGTCATGCGCGAGCATGACGGTCTGGCCGCTCTCATTGGTGCCCGGATCTGGCCCAACCGCATGGAGCACTGGTTCCGCGGGGAGCTCCCGGCGGCCGGTGTCTATACCGTCAGCGAGCAGCGCGTGGAGTCCGATACGCGGCCCGAACCGCAGGAGCGGGTCATCTCCCTGGCCGTTGAGCTGCTGGGCGGGGAGCTGGAGGCCGTGGATGATACGCTGGACGCCCTCTGCCTCCAGACAGAGCGGGCCGTGCTGCGCCTGGACGCCATCGGCCGGGCCATGGGCGCCATCGTGGACGCCAGTCTGCCCGAGCCCCTGCCGCTGGTCCGCGGTACGCACCCGGCGGACACGCTGCTCTCCATCACCCACACCGGCACCGAGCTGGGCATCGTGACCGACGGTGCCCGCGAGTACGGCGTGGCCACCCTGAATTTCGACCTGGAATACCACTGGCCGACAGTCCCCCCGGAGCTGGCAGATTTTCTGCTGGCCCACACGGACTGGTACGTCCACCCCGGTGATGACCGGGTGGACATGATCTCACAGGTAAACTTTGACCAGGAGTGATCTGATGCCCCATCCCACCACCATGCTTGTCGTGCCCGCCGTGCGCGATGGCCGTCCCCTGCGCATCGCTGATCCGCAGTCCGGCCAGTATCTCCCGGCCACGGGTGCCGTGGTCCCCCGTTCCGCGTTCTGGCTGCGCCGTCTCAAGGACGGTGATGTGCAGCTCAAGCCCGCTGCCAAGGAGGTCTAAATGTCCATCGCCTTCAACGTCCTGCCCGATACCGTCCGCGTGCCTTTTGCATATGCCGAATTCGACGGCTCCGGTGCGTCTGATGATCCGGCCCTCATGCCCTACACCGTGCTCATGGTAGGGCAGATGCTCGACAGCGGCACGGCCGAGGCCGGGACCGTACAACGTCCCATGAGCGCTGCCCAGGCTGCCACCCTCTTTGGTGAGGGCAGCCAGCTGGCCGCCATGTGCGCCGCCTACCTCAATGCCAACAGCATCACCAAGATGTTGGCCATCGGCGTCAAGGATGCCGAGGAAGGTACGGCCGCCAAGGGTGCCCTGACCATCAACGGCACCTGCGTCAACGCAGTACCGCTCTGCCTCTACATCAACGGCAAGCTGGTGCGTGCCGCAGCACCTCTGGCCGCAGAGGCATCCGCTGTGGCCGAGAATCTGACCAACGCCATCAATGCCGACAAGAGCCTGCCCGTGACGGCCACCTTCAGTGGTGGCGAGGTCAGCCTGACCGCCCGTCACAAGGGCGAGTGCGGCAACGATATCGACCTGCGCATCTCGTACTACGATGAGGACAAGCCCGGCGGCCTGACCTTCAGCTTCACGCAGATGACCGGCGGCGGCGCCGGCAATCCTGATCCGGCTCCGGTCATCGCGGCCATGGCAAACGACCAGTACCACGTCATCGCCTGGCCGTGGACGGACAGCGCCAGCCTTGCCGCCCTGCGCGATGAGCTGGCGGACCGCTGGGGCCCCCTGCGCCAGATCGACGGACAGGCCATCGTGGTCAAGCGCGGCAGCTATGGCGACGTGACCACCTTCGCGGGCGAGCGCAACGACAAGCATCTGACCGTCTTCGCCTCCGAGGGCAGCCCCACCTCTCCCTGGGAGGACGCGGCCGCCACGGCGGGCGTCATCGCCTACTACGGCAACAGCGATCCGGCCCGGGGCTTCAACACCCTGCTGGTGCCGGGCGTCCTGGCTCCGGCTCCGGCCGACCGCTGGACCGACTTCCCCGAGAAAAACCAGGCTCTCTTCGAGGGCGTATCCACCCGCTATGTGGCTCCGGACGGCACGGTGCGCCTGCAAAAGTGCATCACCACCTACCGCCTCAACGACCTGGGCGCCGAGGACAAGGCCTTCCTCTCCCTCAACAGCCCGCTGACGCTCTCCTACCTGCGTTACGACTGGAACAACTATCTGAGGACAAAATATCCGCGCCACAAGCTGGCCTCTGATGCCGATGCCGCCCGCTATGACGCCAGCCAGCCCATCATGACACCCAAGCTGGGCCGGGCCGAAGCCATCGCCCGCTTCATGGATGCGTGGCTGCCCATGGGGCTGGTGGAAGGCAGCGAGCAATTCAAGGCGGCGCTGCTCTGCGAGCGCAACGCCAAAAACGAGAATCGGCTGGACTGGCTGCTGCGGCCTGATCTGGTCAACCAGTTCGAGGTGGCCGGGACCCTGATCCGGCACATCGTCTAAGGGGGGTGAGGAATATGGGAAACGGAACCAACAATCGGCGGGCAGGCATCATCTACGTCAAAGTGGACGGGAAGCAGTACGACGCCAAGGGCGCCTATACCTACAATCTGGGCAAGCCCAAACGTGACGCCATCATCGGTGCCGACGGGGTGCATGGCTACAAGGAAACGCCGCAGGTGGCCTTTATCGAGGGGGCCGTCACGGACAGCGATGAGCTGGATCTGGCGACCCTGGTGACGGCCGACAACGTCACCGTCACGCTGGAGCTCAACAACGGCAAGGTGGTCACCCTCTCCAATGCCTGGTTTGCCTCCGAAGGCAGCGGCAGCACGGATGAGGGCGAGATCGCCGTGCGTTTTGAATCGCGGCGCGAGGCCGTGGAAAGCAACTAGGGAGCGTCATATGGAACCCATCGTCATCAAACTGACCGTGCCGCTGACCCACGGCGCCGAGACCATCACCGAGCTGCGCATCACCCGCCGCCCCACGGCGGGCGACCTGCGCGGCGTCAAGATCAGCGAGCTCACGTTCGACGACATCATCACCGTGGCCTCCCGCCTGGTGGCCCTGCCGCCCAGCGTGCTCAACACTATGGACCTGTCCGATTTCACCGAGCTCTCCGGCGTTATCGGCGCTTTTTTCGGGAGTGGCCAGCCGACTGGGATGACGCTCTGACCCTGCTGGCCTGGCTGTACCACTGGCCCCCCTCGGAGCTGGAGCGGATGACCGCCCGTGATCTGGCCTGGTGGGCTGAGCGAACCAAAAAACTGCAAAAACTCATGGAGCATGACTGATGGCCGAGGGCAAGCAGAGCCGGTTTGACCTGATCATCAATGCCGTGGAGCGTGTCTCGGGACCGTTCCGCCGCATCGAGCAGGCTATGGAGGGGATGAGCAAGGGAGCAGAGAAAGCTAGCGCATCCATGGAAGAGGCTACTCAGCATATAGCAAACACTGAAGAAGCTCTTCATACGCTCCATAGCAATGCAGAAAAATTGGATAAGTCTCTAGGAAACCCGAAGGGCCTGCAGCGCCTTTCCGGCAGCATCGGCAACGTGCGGGACAAGCTCCAGGGCATGGTGCAGCAGGGGCAGGCGGGGCTGGAGCGTCTGGGCGCTCTGGCGGGGCGCCTGTCCCTGCTGTTCGGCGCTGCCGGTGGGGGCGCCTTCGCCCTGGGCACCGAAGCTGCCACGGCAGCCGCCGAGGCCAGCAAATTCGCCAGCATGGTGGGCCTGTCCACCGGCAACTGGCAGGAGTACGCGGGCGCGGCCACGATGGCGGGGATGGAGGCCGATGAACTGGCCAGCCTGATGCTCACCCTGCAGGAACGGGCCGTCAATGCGGCCCGCGGCGAAAAGGGCGATATCGAGATGCTCAAGCTCATGGGCATCAGCGCCAAAAACGCCAAGGGCGAGCTCAAGAACGCGGATACGCTCCTGCTGGAACTGGCTGATCGCGTCAAAAAAATGCGCGAGGCTGGCGAGATGGGCAAGGCCGCGGGCATCATGAACCAGCTGGGCGGCGAGGAAGGCGCCCGCCTCCTGGATCTGCTCAAAAATGGCCGCGAGGGCCTGCTGGCCATGCGCAAGGAGGCCCGGGAACTGGGGCTCGTTCTTTCGGATGAGACTCTTGAATCGGCCCTTGAATATGGCTCCGCCATCAACCGCGCCAAGGCCACCTTCCGGGGGCTTGGTCTTACACTGGGCACTGCCTTCCTGCTCCCGCTGACCAAACTGCTGGACAAATTCCAGGCCTGGCTGCAGGTGCAGCGCGACATCATGTCCGCCGGATTTGAGGAATGGGTGAACGGGCTCAACCTCAACGAGGTCTGGGCCTCTGTGGAAGGATTTTTTGAAGGGCTGAAACGGCTTGCCTCCCTGTTGCAGCGCGTGGCCGACCTCTGCGGCGGCTGGAGCAATGTGCTGTTGGGGCTGGTGGCGCTCATCAGCGGCAAGGCCCTGCTGGCCCTGGGCTCGCTGGCTCTGGCCTTCGGCCAGCTGGGCATGGCCATGCTCGCCACTCCCGTGGGCTGGTTCGTGGCTGCCATCGCCGGGGTTGCCTATGCCATCCACAAAAACGGGGAAGGCGTGCGGAAGGCCTTCGAGCAGGGCTGGTTACGAGGTCTGTTGCAGATTTTTCTGAGTGTCATGGATGGTCTCAATGAGCTGGTGGCCACCCTCACCGGTGTGGACCTCTACAGCATCGGCGGTCAGTGGATCGATGGGCTGCTCCGGGGCATCAAGCAGGGGTGGCAGGAGCTCACGGGCTGGCTCGACAAAGGGCTGGACTCCATCGCCGGCATTTTCCGGAGCGACGATGACGGCAAAGGGACAACCTCGGGAGCCGCAACCTCTCCCCTGCCCATGTCCGATCCGCTCAACATGGTGCCCGGCGCCAAGTCCATGATGCAGCTGGTCCGCAGTGAACGAGTCATCCGGCAGGAAAACACGGTGCGCATCATCGCCCCCGAAGGCATGCGCCTTGAAGGCGAAGGCCAGGGCCGCGGCCTGGACGTGCGCGGCGATGTGGCCGAGGCCGGGGTCCTCAACGCAGGAGCCATCTGATGGATCTGTGGAAAATGCAGCTTCGGGCCGCCAGCTTCCGGGGCGTGTCCTTCGGGGTCACGGCGGATGAAAGCGAGGGCGGCCGCCGCACGGTGACGCATGAATTCCCCCAGCGCGAGGCTCCCTACGTGGAAGATCTGGGCGGTGCGCCGCGGCGCTTCACGGTCCAGGCCTTCGTGCTGGGCAGTGATTACATGAGCCGCCGCGACGCGCTGGAAGCTGCCCTGCAACAGCCGGGGCCGGGTACGCTGGTGCATCCCTGGTACGGCGAGGTGCAGGTCAGCCAGACAGCCCCCTACAAGGTCCGGCACAGCGCCCAGGATGGCGGTATGGCCGTCTTCCAGCTCTTTTTTTGCCGCGATACCGAGCCCAACAGCCCGGCCGCCAGCGTCAACCAGGGGCTCCGGGCCCGCCTGGAAGCGGGGACGGCGGGCCTGCTGGCCTGCGACAGCTTCGACAGCGTCCTGCGCCTGGCCGGGCAGGCTGAATGGGCGGTCAGCCAGACCTACAGCCTCATCGTGGATGCCGTGAGCACGGTGCAGGCCATCATGCACGGCGATGTCTCCACTGTGGCGGATCTGCTGGGCGCGGCCACGGGCTATGACCTCATGCCGCTGGCCAGCGTGGGTCAGCATCTCTGGAGCGTGCTGCAGGACATCGGCGGGCAGTCCGGGCTCTCTGATGCGGCCGTGTCCGGACGCTGGGCCAGTGTGGCCCGCACTGACTTTTTGCAGACCGTGCCGGACAACGTGGGCTCCCAGCGTGCGGTGATCCAGAGCAACGGTCAGGCTGTGGAGAGCCTGGTGCGCCGTCTGGCCCTGGTGGAATCGGCCCGTGCCGCCACCACGGCCCAGCCCGCCAGCCGGAGCGAGGCACAACAGCTGCGCTACGATTTTCTTGATGCGATGGATGAAGTTTCGGCGCTGGAGCCGGTTATCCCGGACATGACGCAGGCCAGCAGCGTGAGCCGCACGGAGATCCGGCTGGCCGCCTCTCTGGCCAGCCTGCGTTCCGGTACTCTGGCCACACTGGCCGAGGCCGCCCGTCGGGCACCGGAGGTGGTGACCATCACCCCGGCCTGTGTGCTGCCTTCGCTGGCCCTCTGCTACCGCCAGAGCGGCGGCGTGGACCTGGAGGCGGATCTGGTGGCCCGTAACCGCCTCATCCATCCGGGCTTCGTGCCGGTAGAACCACTGGAGGTGCTGCGTGGCTGACGACATCACCCTGCGCATCGATGGCGTGGACTGGACCTACTGGACCTCTGTGCAGGTCACCCGCCAGATGGATGCCATCGCCGGGACATTCTCCCTCGCGCTGGCCGACAAATGGATCGGCGGCGCCCAGGCGCTGCCCATCGCTGCGGGCATGGCCTGCCAGATCCTCATCGGCGGCGAGCAGGTCATCGATGGCTACATCGACCAGGTCCGCCCCTCATTCTCCGCCACAGCGCACGGCATCAGCGTCACCGGACGCGACAGGAGCGCCGATCTGGTGGACTGCGCTGCCATCCACAGCCCCGGGCAGTGGCTCAACTGCACCGTGCTCCAGCTGGCCCAGGCCCTGGCCAGCCCCTTCGGGGTGAGCGTCACGGCCGAGGGCGACGTGGGCGCGCCCATTGCCAGCTTCAAGCTCGAGGAAGGCGAGACCGCCTTCGAGGCCCTGGACCGCGCCCTGCGCCAGCGGGAGCTCATGGCCTGCCCGGACGGCAAGGGCGGCATGGTGCTGCTCAAGGCCGGAGCGGGCACAGCCTGCGGCAGCCTGCGGCAGGGGGAGAACATCCTTTCGGCCGAGGGGCAGTTCGACATGGCCGACCGTTTTTCCGACTACATCGTCAAGGGCCAGAAGCCCGGCACGGACAAGGGCTGGGGCAAGGATGCCTGCGCCGTGCGCGGCCAGTACCGCGACCAGGCCGTGCAGCGTTACCGGCCCATGCTGATCCGGGCCGAGCAGTCCGGGGACAGCAGCAACGCGCACCAGCGGGCCGCATGGGAATGCAGCGTGCGGGCCGCCCGGGCCGTGACTGTCACGGCCACGGTGCAGGGTTTCCGGCAGCAGGGCGTGGGGCGGGAGCAGTCCGGCCCCCTCTGGCAGCTCAACCAGATGGCCGATGTGGATCTTCCCTATCTGCGCATCAGCCAGCGCCTGCTGGTGGCCGGGGTGGAGTTCCGGCGTGACGCCACGTCAGGCAGTACCACCCGCCTCACCCTGCGCGACCCGGCCGCCTTCAAGCCCGAGCCAAAAAAAGAGGAAAAGGGCGGCTCCGGCAGCGGTGGCGGCGATGTCAAAATGGAGAAGGAAGTGGACCTGCAGACCCGCCTGGCTCAGGACGCCGCGGCACGACAAAAGGCCATCAAATGAGCGACCGTCAAACGATTCGTCTTCTGGAGCGATTGTCCCGCCGCATGCGCAACATCGTGGCGCGTGGCGTCATCTCGCTGGTACGTGATGCCCACAAATGGCAGTCCACCCAGCTGGAGCTGCTGGACGGCGAGGTCCTGGATGATGCCGAGCGTGCCCAGCAGTACGGTTTTTCCTCAGTCCCCCACGCCGGGGCCGAGGCTGTCGTGCTGTTCGTGGGCGCTGACCGCTCGCATCCCGTGGTGCTGGCCGTGGATGACCGGCGCTACCGCGTCCAGGCCCTCAAGGACGGCGAGGTGGTGATCTACACGGACGAAGGCGACCGCATCCACCTCAAGCGCGAGCGCACCATCGAGGTGACCACCAGGCATTTTGTGGTCAAGGCCGAGGATGACGTGCGCATTGAGACCAAAAATTTCAGCATCCAGGCCGACCAGAGCGTGCAGGTAGAGACCGCCAGTACACGGTTTGCCACCGGGGCGCTGGCTTTTGGCGGCCAGGGCGGCGGCGCCGTCACGGCACAGCTCACCGGCGGCATCGTGGCCTCGCAGGATCTGCAAAGCAATGGCGGCGCCGTCTCCCTGAACCGGCATGTGCATTCGGGCGTACAGGCCGGGAGCGATACGACGGCCAGCCCCGTGGGAGGATAGCATGGATATCTGTCTGCACTTTGACCAGGAGAACGGCCTGTTCGACGCTCTGCTCTCCGGGCCGCTGGCCGACCTGCAGGGCGACGATGGCCTGATGACGGCGGTGATCATCTCTCTGTTTACGGACGCACGGGCACATGACGACGATCCCCTGCCCGATGAGCGTGTGGGCGTGTCCAGCGACCGGCGAGGCTGGTGGGGAGACTGCCTGCCCGATGCCCAGGGCGAGCAGACGCTGGAGAGCATCGGCTCCCGGCTCTGGCTGCTCTGGCGGGAGAAAGATCTGGATAGCGTGGTGGCCCGTGCCCGGCAGTATGCGGAAGAGGCGCTGGCTTGGCTGACCAGGGAGGGGCATGTCAGCTCCCTGAGTGTCAGCGTGGAGCGTGTGCAGCCAGGGCACCTGGGTATCAGTGTGGCCGTGCAGCCCACCGGCAGCGATGCCCCGGGCCGCGAGTGGCGTTTCACCTACGATTATCAGCAAGCCCAGCCGGTAAGCGTCCGGCTGGAGGCATAGGAGGCTGTCATGGCTTGGGACCGTCCGACCCTCACCAGTCTGCACGAGCGCATCGCCCGTGATTTTTCTGGCCGCCTGCTGGATGGCGCCACGCTGCTCCGCCGCTCCGTGCTGGCGGTGCTGGCAAAAGTCTGGGCCGGGGCCTGTCATACACTGCACAGCGTGCTGGCCTGGCTCTACCTGCAGGTTTTTGTGGACACGGCCGAGGGCGAATACATGGAGCGCTGGGCCGGGGTCTGGAACCTCTCCCGTCTGCCTGCCGCCGCGGCCGCGGGCGACGTGGTCTTCGCCGGACAGGACGGCGCCGTGATCCCGGCCGGGACCCTGCTGCAGCATCAGGCCAGTGGGCTGCAGTATGCCCTGGAGGACAGGACTGTCATCGCCGACGGCAGCGCCCTGGCGCGCGTGATCGCCGTGGAGACCGGCGCCGCCGGTAACCTGGACGCCGGGGAACAGCTGCAGCTGCTCTCCCCCATCGCCGGTGTGGAGAGCGTGGCCGTGGTGCAGACAGGGGGATTGACGGGCGGCGCGGATGCCGAGAGCGACGATGCCCTGCGTGCCCGGGTCCTGGAACGCCTGCGCCAGCCGCCCCGCGGCGGCAGCATGGCCGACTATGTACGCTGGGCCAGGGAGGTGCCGGGCGTGACCAGGGCCTGGTGCTATCCCATGCATATGGGCATCGGCACCGTGGGCGTCTGCTTTGTCTGTGACGCCCAGGAGGACCCGTTCCCCTCGGAAGAGATGGTGCAGCGCGTGCAGGAGCACATCGAGCCGCTGCGCCCGGCCACGGTCAAAGAACTGGCCGTGTTCGCCCCCGAGCCGCTGGATGTGACCGTGCGCCTGCGCATCTCTCCGGACACGGAGGCTCTGCGCGACGCTGTCCGGGCCGAGATCGAGGACGTCTTTTCCCGCGAGGGCGCTCCGGACAGCGTGCTCTACCGCTCGCATATTGCCGAGGCTGTGTCCCTGACCCCCGGCGAGCAGGATCATGAACTGCTGGAGCCTGCCGAGGACGTGGTGGTGCCTGCGGCCTACCTGCCGCGGCTCACGCAGGTGGTCTTTGAAGGCGAGGTGGAGAGCCATGCCTGAGACTGATCTGCGCGCCCGCTCCGCTGCCGACTACCTGCGCATGCTCCAGCACCTGCTGCCGCAGGGCCAGGCCTGGACCCGTGCTCCGGGCGCCGTGCTGACCGCGGTGCTGCAGGCTTCGGCGGATGAGCTGGAGCGCCTGGATATGGCCATGCGCCTGCTGCTCATGGAGATCCTGCCCACAAGCGCCATCGCCGGGCTGGAGGACTGGGAGCGCGTCCTTGGCCTGCCTGATGCCTGCCTGCCCGCCGGGACCACCCTGCAGGAGCGCCGCAGCGCCGTGCTGGCAAAGCTGCGCGACGAGGGACGTCAGGATCTGGCCTACTGGTACGGCGTGGCCGACTCGCTGGAGTACGACGTGACCATCGAGGAGCACTGGCCTTTCTGCTGCGGCATCCACCAGTGCGCTGACCCGTCCGGCCTGACGCCGGAGGAGATCCAGGCCCATCCCGAGATCGGCTATCTGGCCGTGCCGGAGATCCGCTGGTGGTGGAACGTCATCGTCCACGGCGACCGGCTGCTCCGCTTCCGCTGCGGCGAGAGCCTGTGCGGTGAGCTGCTCATGGACTGGCGCGCCGCCGCCTCCCTGGAGTGCGTCATGCTGCGCGACAAGCTGGCCCACACCCTGCTGACCTTTACCTATGAAGAAGGAGAATAGCATGAAATACAATCCCCCCGCCGGATCCCAGGACCCCGATGCCAAGTACGTCACCGGCCAGCCCGGCAAGGTCCGCGGCAGCGCCGTGCCTGCCGAGGCCGTGGAGCATCCCCAGCGCGAGATCGTGGAGGTCATCAAAAAGGCCGGGCTCACCCCCAGCGCTGATGCCCTGAACCAGCTTTATGAGGCCATTCTCAAGATCATCGGCGTGCAGGTCCCTGTGGCCAGCAAAACCGAGACTGGTCTGGTGCAGATCGGTGATGGTCTGAATATCACGCCCGAAGGGCTGCTTTCCGTGCTGGTGGCGACGTCAAAGCAAAACGGCATCATGCGGCCCGACGGCACCACCTGCACTGTGGAAGATGGCGTGCTGAAGGTGCTGCAGCAGAGCAACGACTACATGGAAGCATGGCGCAAATCGTGGATCGGTGTTCCCCGCTATTGGCGCAGCACGCAACTGCCCAGCAATCACTGCTGGGCCAACGGCGATCTGATCCATTTCAACGACTGGCCGGAACTCAAGGAAATCTACGAGGCCGGAGGCTTTGAAGGCATGCTCATGGGCTGGGATGCCAATGTGGAGACCCAAAAAGCCAATCTCGGCAAGTGGCGGCCCAATGCTGCTATCCCCACGGGATTATACGCACCTGACTTGAGCGGCCAGTTTTTCCGAAATTGGGTGCTGGGAGAAGACTTTGCGGGAGAATATAATGCACCTGGATTGCCTGGGATCACAGGATCGGCCGGTACGCTGCTTGGTGATGCAGATGGTGCTTTTTTCCGCCAGACTCTCTATCCCCCCGAGCGTGACTATCCTCATGGCGTCACATTATGCTTTAGTGTTGGCATGGATGCATCACGCTGCTCGCCAATCTACGGACGGGAGACGACTGTTATGCCGTCCAGCATTAACCAACCGGCCATCTTATACTTGGGCAGGCCTGCCTAGATACAAAATGGCAGGTTGCCAGACATGTTGAGGGACATTCTGGGGACCAGTAGGGACGGACAGAGATATATCCATATTTGCAATTGCGCCATAATCTATTCCTGTGTTTGTCTCAGGGCCATAACTGACTGTTCGAACTGCGAAAGGGGCAGTAGGTTCGCTTTCTTCCCGCCGTTGATCTCTGTCTATCAGACCGATACGCCCCGCAATATTTCTGATTGCGTCTCGCTCCCAAGCCCCTGCTTGGGAGTCCGCTCCCTGCCCCCAATTTCGGAAAAACTTTTTTCAACCAGTAACCCCAAAACATTATAGGAGGATATCATGGAAAAGATGATGTACATGTTTGACGCTCTGACCCGTGAATATCGGGGCTCCCGTCCTGCTCAGGTGGTGGGCGGCAAGCTGCTGACGCAAAGCGCCTACGCCACCGCTACGCCGCCGCCCGACGTCATCCCCGAGGGGAAGGTCGCTCGCTGGACGGGGACCCAATGGGAGCTGGTTGAAGACCACCGCCAGCATCTGGACAGCACGGGCACCAAGCAGGGCGGCACCCCTTACTGGATGCCGTCCGAAGGCGACGACTGGCAGAGCCAGCCCCGCTACACAGAAGACCTCGGCCCGCTGCCGGATGGTGCGGTCACGGTGCGCCCGGAAAAGCCCCTGTCTGTGGTGAAGGAAGAAAAGGAGCGGGAGGTCAGGTCTGCCTGCGATGCGGCCATCATCGCCAGCCTCACCATGCCTGCCGCCAGCCCTTCCGTGACTGAGGTATCGGTGGCGGCTGCCTCCCTGGCTGCTGTTGATCCTGATGGCCCTGACACTATCCTCGCGCTGCATGCGGCTCGTCGGGACGAGCTGCTGGCCCTCATCCAGGCTGCTGACAGCATCGCTGCCGTCCAGGCGGTCGAGGTCTCCTATGCGGTCTGATCCTGATGACCGGTCCTGCGGCCAGGGCGTGCCGTTCGAGCGCGTGCGGCGAATCACCGGCTACCTGGTAGGCACACTGAAACGATTCAACAATGCCAAGCGGGCTGAAGAACGGGATCGCGTCAAGCATGCAACGGGAGGTGCTCTGGATGACAAGCAATGACGGGCCCGGCAGCTTCGGCCGTATCATCGAGGACCAGTACATCACGGCGCCCATAAGCGCCGGGGGTGACGGCATCACCGTCTATGGCAGCGATGGGCCTGTGCTCATCCGCCGCTGTGTGGTGGATCTGGGCAGCTGGCCGCTGGAGAGGCTCGACGAGGGCCTCTCCGGGGTGGACGGGGCCCGGGCCGTGGTGCGCGAGACCCGCGTGGCCAGGGTAGGCAAAGGGGTCCTGTGGGGCAACGGCGATTACCCGGAGACGGACCCAGGCGCGGAGCTGGTGCTGGAGGACTGCATCGTGCGCGACATCGGCCGCCGCGCTCCGGAGGCGCAGGATGGCGTGCGTGTGCTGATGCGCCGCTGCGTGATCCGCAACTGGGGCGTCCGCAGCCGGTTCACGGTGCGGGCCTTCGCGGCATGGGCGCATGACGGGGCCAGCATCCGGGCCGAGGACTGCGTCTTCTGGCAGGACCGCTTTCTGCAGGCCGGGCTGCGCGGGCTGGTCGCGGATCTGGCCAACTGGATCGGCTGGTCCTGGAACCGGCGGGACCGGAATCCCCTGCACTGGCTCCTGCCGGGGGTGTGCCGCGGCCTGACCGCCAGCCAGGGCGGCACGGTCAGTGCCGCCCACTGCTATAAAAACCGCTGGTGGATACGTCTCTCTGGACACGAGGGGCCGCGCATGGGCAAAAAAGAGGCTCTTGCCCTCATGGCGGAATTGGAGGGCAGACTGCTGTAACGAAGAGTCATCTATAGATAAAAATATTTTTTTTCTTCCATCTCTCTGGCAACTCCCCAATACCCAGGGAAAATTTTTGCTGCATTATAATTGAGTTCATTTAAAAATATAAATACTGCTTTTGCCTGTGAATAGGGAATGATTATCTTGTATAATATTTTTTCCCCAGAAAATACTCTTCTGTATTTTGATAAAAGTGTGTCTAGAGATGATGTATTTCTTTTTAATAACAAGTCTCCTTTTTTTCTAACTATATTATTGGTGTTTATCGTAAAATAAGATAAAATTCCTTTTTGTGCGCATATATTTGAGTTATTATGGTATGTAGGAACTATAAATTTAATTGGTGTAATATTTTTGAATTTTGTCGAAAGAAGTTTATGATTTATTGCAAAAATAGCAAAATTGTCATTTATAGTTCTATATTTTTCAATTTTTTTGCAAGCTCCTCTTGATGCAAAATAGAGTGCAACATAAATATCAAACGACCAGTCCAATAGGCGTGTGGGTATGCCATAATGTTGCGCTAGGGCTGCTAATTCTACAAGATCTTTATGCAGCCAAGAAAAACTAGGAGACTCCATTTGTTCTTTTAGATACTCAATACTTGCATTAAAGATAAAATCATCGATACATGGAACCTGCAGTCCACTATAGTTGGCTATCCGATAGAATTTTTGGAGCAAACAATATTCTATAAAGACTTGGGAAAATTCTGTTGTTAAAATATTATCATCATGTAATTCCCTAGTTACCATTTTTAAAAGAGTATCAATATTATATTCACCCTGAGCATCTTTACTATACCGGAACGCCGATGGAATCAATTTATAAGATTCAGTCGAATGCCCTCTAAAAATAAATCCTTGTAAAGCTCCAAATAGCTCTCCAGTTGGCCCCATCGCATCATAAAAGTCTTTAAAGCTATCAAATTTTATTTCTTCAACAATACTCATACGCCATCTCCTACTATTTTTCCCCCATCAGACTGGCCAGTTCTGCTATCCAGAAATCAGCATCGTCCGGCTCTTGCCTGTAAGACCAGCGTTGCTGTTCAAAGCTGTAGCCATAGCGCATGCCGGGCAAAAACACATTTCCCCACTCCGAGTCATGCTGCCATCCCAAGGCGTAGGGGATTCCTTTGTGAGTCCCGTAAAATGCCGAATATTCCGAAGATGGGCAGGGCAGCCCCCTGTGGTCAGCCTGAAAAGCCTCCAGCAAAAGACGCATATCCTCCAATGCAGGCGGAAATGCAGAAGGATACAAGGCAAGGCCTTTTAACAGATGCTTGCAGTAACGCGCCGGAGAATCCACAGGCTGGGCACTGCGCCGTGTTTGCCAATCTGGACAAGTACAGGTCATAGCCTCAAGATCCACATCATAAAAAATGCCCCTGCGGCTCTCACTGGGGAGGCGCATCTGCATGCCAGCCTCAGGCAAAGCGTCCTCGGCAATAGCCTCCGGTTTTTTTTCTCCGGCAAGGCAAGCCACGAGTTCCGAAATCAGGGCTTCAGGCGGCATATTATTGTGGGTACCGGCCTCCCAGTCTGGCCAGAGTTCCTCGCACTCCCCGTCCAGCCAGTCGGCGATATCGGCCGCAGAAGATGCCAGGGCGCCCTTGACCAGCGGGTGGTCTGATTCCAACAATCCCACGATGGTTTTGGCACGTCCCTTTTCCGGCAGGGGATTGCTGAGGCTTTCGCAGAAGGCGGCGACCATTTCATCAAGCCCCCCATGCCGCAGGGCGAACGCCATGCAGGGATGCTCCTGGTGCATCTTGTCGAACAGGCGCACCACAGCCACGGGATGCTTGGACTCACACTGCTGGAAAAAGCACTCCTCAGTAGCCTCTGTCAGCAGCTCATGATCTGCAAGAGGGGCCGCTTCCACCAAGGCATCCAGTCTGTCCAGGGCAGCCTTGCCGCACGACGTCGTATCCAGCGCCTTGTCCAAAGCTTCCCGGTAGCGTTCATAATTTTCAAAAGAGCCGTAGCCCTCTTTTTCCTGCCTACCCGCGCAGAAAGGACAGTCCGTTTCCACAGGGGTGTCGTTGGAGGGCCTTGCAGGCTCTCTGTCTGTTTTTGCTGCCGCCAGCAGCTCGCAAGGGCGGAGCGGCTGGTGCATTTTTCGCCATAACAGCATGGCCGGGATACCGCCAAACAAGATAAGAGAGACACCGGCGGCCTGAACCTTAGGGTCACAGGACAGAGCAAGCCCAAAAAAGAAAACCGCAGCAGCCAAAGGAAAGAAAAAGGCATAGCCCCGCGTTCTCCGCTCAGGAGGCGCCACCACGAGCACCTTGGGAAATATCAGCCCGGCAAGGCTCCAGACAGCACAACCACAGAATATCACTACAAAAAACAGGGAATAACCGTTCATGCCTGTTTGCTCCTTTTGCTATATGCCGGGCAAAACATAGTTTAACGACTATAGTAGCATTTATTTCCGGGTGAAACAAGATTCCCCCACAACGGAAAACGCCCCGCAGGAAGGAAACTTTCTGCAGGGCGTCTCATCATAATTGAGGGCCACACCCGGAGGGAGATTGCGGCCTGTCAGGCATCTGTGCTAGGCCATCGGCGGGCGCATCCTCCTAAAGGAGGGTACTCCCATGAAACACTTCCTCCGGGACGTGCTAGCTGCCTTTGTGGCCGCCGTCCTTGCGGCCTTGGTGATTCGCTTGTTGAACCTCTAAGACGCAAGTAGCCCGGTAGGAGGTGCAACTCTTACCGGGCCAAAACTTGCGATCCAGTTAATCGCGGGGGATGTGCCCACGGCGGCGGGTGTTCGCGCACCTGCCGCCTTCTTTTTTCTAGCTGTTCCCTCCCCCCTTGGCAAGCCCCCTTGACCTTTGGCGGCCATCCGGGCACACTAGACTTCCCAACCTAACGAGGCGCGTCTGCCGCCTGCTGTCGCTCCCAAGGCGCAGCTATGCAGATACAAACTATTTTTGTAGCCAACTGCTTTTGGCAGATTGCGGCGGTATGACGTCCGGGTGTCCGTGAGGCCCCGGCAGCTCGTTAGGCTGGGGAGCGTCATGCCGCCTTTTTTATATCCCAATCCCAACCTAACGAGGTGTCCCATGAGTACGTTCCACGATTTCAGCGATCTTGGCGAATTGCTGCGCGTCCTGCCTGCCCGTTTGCGGCTGGTGGCCGATTATGTCTCCCGTGAGGATGCGCTGGAACGAGAAGCCGCCGCCGAGCTGCTGGATGAATGCGCCGCACGGCTGGAAGCCCAGCGTGACCGGCTGGCCCGCTGCAATGCGGATGTGCTGCACGCCCTGGGCTGCGGCTGCCAGCTGGTGGCCATGCCCACAGCCGGAGAGGTGCGCCATGCCTGATGCCGCCCTGCCGCTGTTTGAATTTGAGGGCCAGCCCCTGCGCGTGCATCTGGATGACGCCGGAGAACCGTGGTTCGTGGCTAAGGATGCCGCAATTGCTCTTGGCTATCAGTGGAAAGGCATTTCCACCATCGGGCATGTCCCCGACGAATGGAGGGGGGTCTATTCCGTTCAGACCCCCTCTGCGCCACAAAACATGCTCACGCTGTCCGAGCCCGGCCTCTACTTTTTCGTGGCCCGCAGCGACAAGCCTCGTGCCCTGCCCTTCCAGAAATGGCTGGCCGGGGAAGTGCTGCCCAGCCTGCGGCGTCTGGGCCGGTACGAAATGCCCGGACGCTCCGGCAGTCAGCCCGTAGGCCTGAGCCCGGCGGCCCTGCGTCTGCGCCCTGCCCTGCGGGAACGCATCCTTGGCAGCGCCATGCAGTGCGCCCGCCTCATGGGCGCCACCAGCATGGCCGAGGTGGAGGGCATCTTCTGCCGCTGCTGCGAACTGGTGGCCAGCACACCGGAGCAGCCCCTTCTGCCTGCGGACAGGGAAGCCGGCCTGATCCGGGACTTTATGCAGGAATGCTGCCAGAGCAGCAAAGGTGTGAAGACTACGGCCACGGCCATCTATGACCGCTTCCGCGTCTGGTGGAACAGCCGCAGCAAAGACCCCCTGCCCAGCCAGAAACGCCTGGGCGCTCTGCTGCAGGAACGCTTCGTCCGCCACCGCCGTGGCGGCCGCATCTGGTATCTGGATCTGAGCGTGGAGGGATAGAAAAAGGGGGCCGGAGACTAAAAATTGTCTTCGGCCTTTCTATAATTAAAATGGCACCTTAGATAGCGGGATTTCCTCAATCTCCCTTGAAATTTTATCAATTTCATTATCTATTTTATGCTCTTTCTGTGTCATAATTTTTTCTTGTAGAATATTTAAAAGAATAGCAGCTTCGTCAGAATAGTTTTCGGTTACGGAAGTTATAATCTCTCCCTTACTATTTAAAAAAACAATTTCACGCGGCCCTAAATAACGCACTGCATTACCAGACAGTTTAATACTCGGATAAAACTTAACTCTGAATGTATGTGTAAAAAATTGGGAAAAAGGCCGTGATGAATCTGATCCTTCTACCCATTCAATAACATTTTCTTTTGTCATATCGATGATTTTTTCTACCAATTTTATGATCTTAGTCATTTGCTTTTCCCTCAAGAAGCTTTTGAATTTCGCTAGAGTTTTCCATGAGACTCTTTTTTATTTTACCTAATGCTATATAGAGATAGGATTCATCAATTTCATCAGACTTCCTTTCATAGAAATACATCTGCAAATCTTGAAAATTACTGGTTGTTTCCCGTATCCGCCTATTCATATCACCACCGATATTTATCATAAAAGAAATTTCAGTTAAATCCTTAAATAAATAATCAAATATATACAATATAAGATCTTTATTATTGTTTTTATCCTTAAGAAGAGTCTCTATATGTTGTATTTTAGCAATTACGGCATCAATTTTTCCACCATAATGAGCATCTTTTAAATTATGAATAACTTCAATAGTACTATTTTTAGCATCTACTGCAGCGTCAGCAGATTTAGCTGCCTTTATAGCTGCATAAACAGAGGCAGCTAGACCAACAATTGATGCTACTGTTCCCATCCATGATGCCCAAGCCAAGGCTTTGCTAGTCATCAAAAAAGGCAATCTTCCATCTTCCTTGGATTGTAGCATCACAATAAGGATAACTCCAGCCACGCAGAAGAGAACAAAGCCTATTCCCCCATACACTAGGAGCCGACCATATCCTTTACTCAATCGATTTCCCCCTACTGCCGCCACCCTACAAACGGGCAGCACTGTCGCCAATGCGGGCAGGCGCGGCCTTGGGGGCGCCTGCGTGCCCTTCCTTCTGCCTGGTCAGCAGCTCATCCTGCAACTGGATGATCTTTGCCTGCGCCGCCAGCAGCTTTTCCTGCAATTCCTGGATCTGGCGGCTGTCGGCCACCGGCTCCCGCTTCTCCCCTTCCGCCCGTGCGGCATCCACGATGTAGGTCAGCACATCGCCCCAGGTCCCGCCCGCTTCGGCGGCCATGGCTTCGGCCGCGGCCGCGATCTCCTGCAGGGGCACCGGCCTGTCCAGGGGCGTGCCGTGCCCGATGAGCATGGGGCCTTCCCCAAAATACAGCCATTGCCGCGACAGGCGCGGAAAGGCCTCCAGCATGGTGGGCAGCAGCGGCCACAGGTTGTGCTGGCGCTTGGCGCTCAGATAGGCGTGGAAGGTGCGGTACTGGACCCCGATCATCTCCGCGAATGCGGGCAGGCCGCCGAAAAATTTTCCCGCCGCCGTAACACGCTCGTATAATTCAGAATTATTTGTTCTATTCATTTTTATCTCTGAATCTGCGTTGACAAATATGTATGAATCATACATATTTTCCCCACATACATACACATTCAATATCCCCGCCGAACAAAAAGAGGATTTTATGCAGCAGTTTATCTTAACCCCCACGGGCAGGCAAGAGCAGCGCTTCCTCAAGCTCAAGGTCTGGATGCTGGAGCACGGCATCACCTTCGAATCTATTGGAAAATTCCTCGGCATATCTGGCCGTTCCGTCAGCAAGAGCTTGCGCAACGAGCGCATGCCCGTGCGGCATCACCGTGTCCTGCGCTACCGGCTGGACATCCCCGTGGAGCTCCTGCCCAGGGCCGAGGATGTGCCCACCGGCCCCAAGCCCCGCACGCGCTGATCCGCGCTATTGTGTCCGCATATCGCATTTTCGATGAATGAACCACGCAAACAATAACGAGATTTTCGCATGAACCGTCCTCCCTATCCTTCGCTGACGGCCGTGGTCCACGGCATGGTCAAGGCGGCCCCCTCTGGCCTGGATGCCCGCACGGTGGCGGACCTGGTGGGCAAGCCCTACGCCACCCTGATGAGCGAGCTCTCGCAGCAGCCCGGCCACAAGCTGGGCGCGGAGCTGCTCCTGCCGCTCATGGACGTCTGCGAGAGCGATCTGCCGCTGGTCTTCCTGGCCAGGCAGCGCGGCGGTGCCTTCGTGCCCCTGCGCCTCCCGGATGACGGGCCGGTGCAGCTTGTCACGGGCCTGAGCGTCAGCATCCGCGAGTTCGGGGAATTCGCCGTGGCGGCGGCGGAGCAGATCGCGGACGGCAAGATCACGGCGGAAGAGCTGCAGGAGATGCGCCGCCTGAGCCACGAGGCCGTGGAGGCCATCATGCAACTGGTAGCGCTGGCGGGCGATGTCCATGACCGCCAGCTATCCCCCGAATAACAAAAAAAGGCCCCGGGCGCTGGTACCGCCCGAGGCCTGACCCCTCACAAAGGAGAGTGCTATGTCCCAAGAACTGTATGCAAAGCCCGCGGCCTCTGTCAAGACAGCCAGCTATCTGGTGCGCCTGCGCGGCCTGCCGCCCCAGCGCCTGAGCATGACCCATCGTGCCCTGCTGGCATTCCTGCAGCAGGCCGGACAGCGCCGGGCAGCAGCCGTGGCGTAGGAGGAAGCATGGGCGCTCTGTCTCCTGAAGAACGGGCAAAGCTGCGGGCCGTGGCGGATATGATCCCCGACCTGCCGGAACTGCGCCAGGCACAAAAGTGCAAGGTGGCCATCTCTGTCCTGTTCCATGTCCTGCGCGTCTGGAAGCCGATTTTTGAAAAGGCCGCTCCGGAGCAATACGCAAAGATCTGCAAGTGGCTGGCAGTTGTGGCCACGGGATACGCTGCCCGCGTCAAGAGGCGGCGCGAGGTCGAGTATGCGCTGGAAAAAATGGAGAACCGCCTGCGCCCCTACCTCAAAAAAACAGGGCTGCCGCCTGAGCGCCGGACTTTTCTGGCCTGCGCCATGCTGGCGGCGGCCCTGACCCTTATGGACGATGCCAGAGCCACCTGTCCGCTCTATGCCCGCACGGGCGCATGGCGCTATGCCTGCCAGACAACGGACACACTGGTGACGGCTCTGATGCGTGCCTTCCCGGGCTGCGATGAGCGCGGGACGGAAATATATTTTGACCTTACGAGGTGAGTATGGACGACGATATCTCCCCCTTCATCGGCCAGAAACGCGCCGATATCCTGCGCGGCGTCAAGGAGTTCATGGATCGGGGCAAGCAGGAAGGCGCCCGCGGGATGATCTGCGTGATGATCGCCTTCGGGGATGCTGCAGAATCGCACCTGAGCTTCCGCTCCGCGTCCGGAGCGCTTTGTATGTCCGAGGTGGCGGAGTTCGGCGCGCTGGCCCTGGGCGAGATCGTGGCGCATCTCAAAAAAGCCCCTCTCGCCGACGATATCCTTCCCCGGCAGTAGGACTGCACAGTAAAGGCGTGGAGGAAGTCTGGCATGCGCTATCTCTCGCTATGTTCGGGCGTCGAGGCCGCAAGTGTGGCTTGGAAGGGTCTTGGCTGGACCCCGGTGGCATTCTCCGAGGTCGCGCCCTTCCCTTGCTCAGTCCTCAAGCATCATTTCCCAGATGTACCGAATCTGGGCGACATGACAAGAATAAGGGGGGAAGTTTGCCGTGGATCAGTTGACCTTCTGGTCGGTGGGACTCCTTGCCAAGGATTCTCCATCGCCGGGAAAAGAGGCGGACTGGCCGACATCCGCAGCGGACTGGCCATGCACTTTGTACGGCTTGTGGCAGAGATTAAGCCTAAGTGGTTTCTATGGGAAAACGTCCCCGGAGCTTTTTCCACTGCGGCTGGACGGGACTTCGGGACATTCATCCGGGCGCTGGATGGTGTCGGGTATCATCTCGCATGGAGAGTGCTTGACGCTCAATTCTTCGGAGTGCCCCAGCGCCGCCGTCGAGTCTTCCTTGTCGGACATTCTTCAGACTGGAGACATCCCGCAGCGGTTCTTTTTGAGCCCGGCTGCCTGCGCCGGGATTCTCCGACGGGCGGAAAAAAGAGGCAGGACGTTACCCAGGCCCTTACTGGATGCCTTGGAGCAGGTGGCGCTGACGATAACAGGGCACAAGCCGGATTCTATGTCCCGGAGATAGTAGGTCAGGCAATGAGCTGCAAATGGGCAAAAGGAACAAGCGGGCCAGCGGGGGACGAGTATCACAATCTCGTTTGTGTCCCGCTGACGACAAAGCCCTATGCTGACAACGACGCTCAGGAATCAAAGCTCGTAATTTCTCAGTATGGAGACAAGGCAGGGGCGCTGACGAGCGAAGGATATGATGCCTCTCCCTGTCCTGACAGAGGGCCGACCATAATCATGCGCCTGAGAGAGAGGAAACCAGGAGGGGGGAAAGGCCCTCTGCTATCCCAAGACAAAAGCCTCCCCCTGGCAACCTCGAATGACCAGACTCTGTTCTATGAGATGAAGGTGCGCCGCCTCACTCCGCTTGAATGCGAACGCCTTCAGGGATTCCCCGATGGCTGGACGGACGTTCCCCACAATGGGAAGCCTGCTTCTGATTCAGCGAGATACAAATCCCTCGGAAACAGCATGGCTGTGCCAGTCATGCGATGGATAGGGGAACGTATCCGGCAGGTGGAGGGGGCATGATGCGCAGAATGAACATGCAACGTATCGCCGGCGATACCCTTCCCCGGCAGTAGGAGGTCCGTATGTCTACCCTGTTGATGGATGCATCCCTCGCCAGGCAGGCCGTGCGTCACTTTGGTCTGGATGCCCAGCTGCAGATCCTGCAGGAAGAACTGGCCGAGGCCATCGTGGCCATCAGTCACCTGCGCCGCGGCCGCTGCGGCTCCCGTGAGGACGTGGTGGATGCCATCGGCGACGTGCTGGTGATGATCGACCAGTTGCGCACCGAGCCCTTCATGGCCGATGAGCTCGACGCCAGTGTCGCGCTCAAGTGCGAACGCCTGCGCGCCCTTCTGCCAGCGGAGCCCGTCTCCGGAGAGGATCCGGCATGAACAGCGCTCCGGTGACCTGCCCCCGTCTGGGGCGCGTCATCAGCTCCGGGGAGTGCTGTGGCATCATCTGCAGCACTCCCTCCCGACAGGAGCTGGGGCTCTGCCTGGCCTGCCCCGTGGGGCAACGTCTGGCCATGACATGCCCCTTTTACACCAAGATGCACGCTGTCCCTGACCAGGGAGCGACCCGTCCTGCCGAGGCGGCCCTGCGCGAGGTTTTGCGCTTCGTGCTCCCCCGTTACAAGACGGATCGCAGCTTCGGCTTCAAGTTTTTGTCTGTTGTCGCCCAGGCACAGTTCCACTGGCACGGCCGCCCCGAAGATCTGGAGGGGGCCGCCCGCGACGCCGGGCTTACCATGCGCAAGCGCCCGTGGGGCATCGCCCGCGATGCGGCGCTGACGCGCTTTGTGGAGGTCAGATCATGAGTAATGTCACCCGGATTCCCGATCCGCCCCAGCTGAAGGTGCTGGGTTGCTTCCTGGACCAGCTTCCTCCCATGATCGCCAGGAAGGAGGTCAAGTATTTCACCGGCGGTGCCATCAGCTCCAAGAGTGTCTCTAACGATGACTATCTGGGGAATGGCCCCAAGTTCCGCATGAAGATGGGCGACGCTGTCGTCTATCCGACGGCCTTCTTCCTCGCTTATCTCGAAGCCAAAGGAGTGACGCTCATTGTTCCCCCGTCCCTGTAACCAGCTTTTGCCGGGCCAGCTCTGCCTTGGCCAGAGCGGCCCGGCGCTTGTCCATGTCGCAGATATGGAGATAGATCTCCGTGGTCGTGACGCTGGCGTGGCCCATGAGCGTCTTCAGGGCATAAATGTCCAGCCCGGCCTCCAGCATCCGTGTGGCGAACGTGTGCCGCAGGGTATGCCAGACCACCCGGTTGCGCGGATCGGTGACACCATCGTTAAAGCCGAGCTTGTCCATGATGCGATGCATTGCACGCGGCAGGCTGAACGGAGAACGCACATGCCCGTCTGGACCAGGAAAAAGATAACCCGAAGGGATACGCTGCAGGCGTTCGCGCAGCATGGAGAGCGCCTCGGGGAAAAGACGCCCCGCATGGAGGATGCGTGTTTTTCCGCCTTTTGTGGACCGAGCGCTATCTTTTGCTCCGGTAAGCACGCGAATGGCTCCGGTCTCAGGATCGCAGCTTTCGCAGCGCAAGTTGAGAAGCTCCCCGGCGCGCAATCCCGTATCCAGGGAGAGCAGAATCATGTCGTGGATCTCCACGGACTCCCCACGCCGCCCCCTGTAACTAAGCAGCTCCGTGATCTCTGTATCGCTCAGGACGCGGAGTCGGCGGCTGTCCATTTTGGGGAGCATGATAGCGCGATTGCGGCGGCTCAAAATCGCCGGATTCGCGCCGCTGAACAGCATGATGCCTGGAGCGCCTGGGGCTGGCGTCTCCAATGCGTAATTGTAGACCTCCCGAACGGTTTTGAGGATATGCAAAACCGTCTGGGGAGAAAGCCCGGCTGCGGGATTATTTTTATTCCGTCCAGAAAGAGGCCGCTTGGCAGCGACAACTCGGCCAAGATCAGCCACGTCCTGCGGCGTGATCTCTCGTGCGAGACGATCTCCAAGGATGGGCAGGATATGAGTTGCCAGCAACTGGACGACCTTGGTATGACTGGCACGATGCGCTTGAGTCCACATGGTGTAATGCTCTGCCAGCTCTCGGAAGGTCAAATCGGCTATCTGTGCTCTACGGGCAAGCTGGGTCTCGCGCTGCTTCTGCTCCTCAGCCATGGATCGCATCTCGCGCAGGCTCTGCGGACGCTTTCCCGTGCGGATATTTTCCTTCAGCTCGCGCAGCAAGGCGACGGCTTTGGCGACCGTCCAGCCTTCGCTGGTCCAGCCCAGCGACTCATGGACACGCTTGCCCTCTCCAACCCTGTAACGGATCGAGAGGCAACGGTCAGGTCCACGGCCATGCTTCCGCGTGGGATGCTCGCGATACAGCACCCCCTCTTTCCCCGGCAACGTATGCCATCGCTGTTTGTCACCCATTTGTCACCCACCTTTTTAGATTCCATGGGCAGTTATGGGTATCTGCTATCACCCGCAAGACTTGAAAATCAAGGGGATAAGTGCTTAAAGGCACTCATGGGCACTACCGTCAGTATTCTTCTAAGCTCTTGGCCGGGGGTTCGAATCCTCCCGGGCGCGCCATGGAACGATCAGGTGGATACATGCATGCCCGCGTGTATCCACCTTTTTTTATCCCGCATAACAGAAGTGGACACTCTCTTGTGGCTGACTTCCAGACTTTGCTTTTGGGGCACGGTCCTCACATGCGGATGGAATGAACGAGGAAAATCTATCTGGAATTCCTCTCAGTGCTTCTTGGATATCAACTTTTCATTACTGATATCTATCCAAAGAGACAAATTATTTATTTATACGTCAAAATAGTATTTATACCATATACAAATTTCAAGAATTTCTATTTTACAAGAAACAGCCTGCCCCCTTGTTCTTCTATACGATATTCACGAAGCTTGTTAAGCACGTCGACACCACCAGCGGCAACTGCCATCATCACGCATGTTGCAGCTGTTGTTGGCCCAAGTATAGCGGCAGCTGCAGTTGCAGATATAGCTGCAACTGCTGTTTTTTTAATATCTCCATCCTCTTTCGTGACCATATAAGCAGTCATGGCAGCAGCAATTGCAAGACATCCTATACACAATGTCCATGCAATTTTTCCAGTCCCTTTCACCTTTATAAAAAAATCTTTTATTCCGCCTTCTACTTCTATATAGTCTACATTATTTTTGATTGCTTGCGCAAGTTCCTTCTCGTCTTTTACAACGCGCCCCATAATCTTCTCCGTTTCCAAGAAATAATTCACAAAAAACAGTTACTCCAGCATATCTTTCATTACCTTGATTACAGTGGATCTATACCAAGCTTAGTAAAATAAAAAATATTAGCAAGGATGGAAATGCCGACTTGATAGATCGTCCGTAGTCTCGATCAATTCAACAGGGCACAGATACACGCCCAGCCAGAGAGCAGCAGATATACGACCAGAAGTATCAGCTGGGCTTTCCAAAACCGTACGCATCCTCTGAAAAAATTCCCTTGTCCAAGTAGAAGTATGATAGCGAGGACGAGGATAACTGTTCCAAGTGCCAATGGCATGTTCTTTCCTCTCCGTCATGCTTCCTCAGACTACGCCCGTTTATTCCATAAAGTGGAATTTTTCTGTGGGCAGAAATCTGAACGGCGAGAATCACACTATGGAAAAGCTGGGCATTTCAATGCAGAAGATCTGCTCTCAAGGCATCACTGTTTTGGCTGGATATACGGCCCTGCCCTTGTCCCCCTCTGAATCATCCGGCATTTAGATCGATGACTTCTCCAGCCGGTACAGGGTCAGGCCGTGCGGCAGGGGCGTCTCTTCACTGACGGTATAGCCCAGCCACAGCAGTGGCCGCAGATCCGCGGCATCCCGTGCCGGGAACAGCAGTTCGCGCCGGGCCTCGGGCAGCAGGCTTTCCATCTGCAACAGCAGCATGGTCTCCACATACTGTCCCTGCCATTGCGGATGCACCAGCAGCTGGGCCAAATGCTGTCCGCCGTCCACTTCTCGCCCGCCTACGGCACCCACCATGGTGTCGTCTTCCATCAGGGCCCGCAACACCACGCCGTGAGCAAAAAAATCCTCCAGCGAATCTCCGGCCGTCTCGGGCAAAGGCTGCCCTTCCGGCAGCAGACGCGCCCGCACCATTTCCTGCAACTGTACAAGAGCAGCCAGATCTTCCCGGCCGGCCTTTTCAAGACGGATCAT